CTAACACTACCAGTTGGCACTACTGAACAACGACCAACTGGTGCTACAGGTTTAGTACGTATGAACTCTACTACAGGATTTCCTGAATGGTATAGTGTTGCATTAAGTACATGGGTTAATATGGCCGACGCACCTTATGCAGTACAATATATTATTGTTGCTGGTGGTGGAGCTGGTGGTGCTGACCGAGGTGGTGGTGGAGGAGCAGGTGGTTATTTGACTGGAAATGCAGTAGTATCATTTGGTACACAATATGCAATTATAATTGGTGCTGGCGGCGCAGGTGGTGTTAACGTATACTCAGATGGAAATAATTCATCTGCATTAGGATTCACTGCAATTGCTGGTGGCGGCGGTGGTAATAATTATGGTAACGTTCATCCAAGTGGTGGAAATGGTGGCTCAGGAGGCGGAGCATCTAATTGGTCTGGTTCTTTACCTGGATCAGGAACAAGCGGTCAAGGAAATCGTGGTGGTTATTCTGGTTCTACTATTGGAACTACAGCAGGTGGCGGTGGTGGAGGAGCAGGCGCAGTTGGTGGTGATGCATATGCAACTAATAGTGGTGGTAATGGTGGAATTGGTTTAGTAGATAGTTGGACTGGTTCATCACGCACATTAGCTGGTGGAGGAGGTGGTTCTGCTGGTTCAGGCTCTGCTGGTTCAGGTGGTGCTGGAGGTGGTGGCGCTGGTTCACGCGGTGATGGTAATGCAACAGCAGGTTCAGCGACTGCGAATACTGGAGGCGGTGGTGGTGGCGCAACTGGCGGCGGCTCCGCTGCATCTGGTTCAGGTGGTTCAGGTATTGTAGTAATAAGATATCTTGGCGCTCAACGTGGCTCTGGCGGAACTGTTACATCATCTGGTGGTTATACTATACACACATTCACATCGTCAAGCGCTACATTTACAGCTTAAAGGACATATATGTCATTAACACAAGTACAATCAGATCTTATCACAGATGGTTCAATATCAGCTGTAAAACTACATACAACTGCTATTACAGACAAACTTGGTTATACACCAATGAATAAAGCCGGCGATATTATCGAAGGCGCTTTAATCCCAGTTGCAAATGCAACGCACGATCTAGGCAGTTCAACACTAGCGTGGCGCAATATTTACACAAACGACTTACACTTATCAAATGAAGGACATGAAGAAGGTAATTCTGTAGATGGTTCTAAGGGTAATTGGACTATTCAAGAAGGTCAATCAGATTTATACATCATCAATAATAAGTCTGGCAAGAAGTACAAGTTTTCATTAGAGGAAATTAAGTAATGGGAATTTATATTCAACATCCAGCATCAAACACTGTACAAAAGTTTGTTGATAGCTATAATGCTGATACTGCAACAGTTCCTGGCAAATTTTATTACCGTATAGATATGTCATCGCTGGATTTTAATACATGGTATCCAGTCGTATTTGAAGTAAATTCTTTTAATGCAGCTGCTGAGTTTGTACTTAGCAAAGGTTATAGCGATTACCCGCCAGGCAGTGATTCAGGATCATTTTATTTACGTTGTAAAATGCACGGAAGTTCTTGGGGTGGAAACAGCATGTTGGTTTCTACTGAAGTTGCAACTGAGTCATATCGTAGAATGTGCTTAGGTTGGGGTTGGGTTAATCATGGTGGATTATTTTGCGTTATGTTACGTGGAAGATATGTGTATCACCTTAACATGGACAAACCAATTTCATTTAGTGGCATTAATATGTCAAATTTTACTGAAACTAATAGTGGTTACGGCCCACAGATTATTACAGCACAAACTAAAACATATGACAGTTCTGATAACCAATATGATTTACGTATTGGGCCAACTACTAACGCAACTGCAACAAACATTACTAACCAAGATGGTTATTGGAATGGAACAAGCATAACAACACCAATATGTTCTTCGCGTTATATTGAAACAATTGGTGGATATAGTGGAGCATAATTATGATTAATGAAAATTTTATTATTGATTCATTTGGCGATGAATCAACTTCAGATTATTTAAAAAGCGTACCAGTAGGTTATCTTCGTTCTAAAGGGTTTGATGAATCTTTAATTGAAGAAGCAGCAAATGCAACTCAATGGAATATCGTTAGAAGTCGTAGAACACAGTTAATCGCAGAAAGCGATTGGATGGCTAACAGCGATGTTGTCATGACACCGGAGTGGATTGCATATCGTCAAGCATTACGTGATATTACTGATCAACAAGATCCATTTAACATCATATGGCCAATCAAGCCAGAATAAATAGAACATGGCCTTAGACAAAATAACATCCGACTCTCTTGCAGCTGGTGCAGTTAATGTATCAGCGTTGCCAGATGGAGTCGTTAGCGCAGCAAAATTACACACAACTGCTATTAGTGATAAGCTTGGTTATACACCAGTTAGTCCTACAGATTTAACAAATGGTTTATCTACTAAACCAGACACATCAACAATTAATAATGCTTTAGCACTAAAGGTTGGAATTGATTCTTCAACTGGAGCAGCTACACTACCAGTTGGCACAACTGCACAAAGACCTACAGTGCCTCAAACAGGAATGGTTAGATTTAATTCAGCGAATCAAGAAGCTGAATTTTATAATGGTAGCCAATGGAAAGCATTTTCCCAACAGAGTGTAGGCATTTACGCTATTGACTATGTTGTAGTTGGCGGTGGCGGTGGCGGTGGTAGTGGTGCAACTGGCAGTGGTGCCCAACCAAATGGTGGCGGTGGTGGTGGCAGCGGTGTTGTCGCTGGTTCTACTGCTGTTACTTCTTCCGCCTCATTCAGCATTGTTGTTGGTGCGGGTGGAACTATTAGCGGAGCAGGAACTATGTCAACAGGTTTATCTGTAACTGGTGGTGGCGGGTCACCTCATAGCGGCATGTCAGGTGGTACCTCTGGAACTCCTCAATCTTTTGGAGGAGGTGGTTCAACAACTTACGCAGGTGGTGGTGGCGGTGGCGCCGTAGGTAGTGGTGGTGGTTCTGGAGGTGGACAGGGTGGTACTGGTGGTGGAGGTCCATATCCAGGTGGTGGAGCTGGAACATCTGGGCAAGGAAACGCCGGTGGTAATCGTTCAAATGATAACACTGACCGTGATGGCGGTGGTGGCGGAGCTGCAGCTGTTGGTGGTGATGGCGTTAGTAATGGACAATCTGGTAATGGTGGTAATGGCCTTCAATATTCTATAAGCGGTACTGCAACGTATTATGCTGGTGGCGGAGCTGGTGTTGCATTTACCCAAGGTGTCGGTGGTCTTGGTGGTGGCGGTGGTAGCACTACTGGTAATGTTGGAGTTGCGAATACTGGTGGAGGTGGAAGCGGTTCAGGCGGATCTGGTGGTTCTGGCATAGTTGTTATTAGATATGCTGGAGCACAGCGTGCAACTGGTGGAACTATCACATCTTCAGGTGGGTACACTATACACAAATTTACTTCATCTGGCACATTCATAGCATAAAGAAAATAACAAATGGCATTAGATCAAATCACCTCACAATCAATTGCTGCTGGAGCTATTACAGTAGAAGATATTTCCAATGGATCTATCACTGCTGCTAAACTTCATGATACAGCAATTGCAGATAAACTTGGATACACTCCAGCAAGTGCTTCAACAGTAGCAACTCAAATATCTGAGTTAATCGCTGGAGCTCCTACAGCTTTAAATACACTTAATGAACTTGCAGCTGCATTAGGTAATGATGCTAATTACGCTGCTACTATTACAACAGCATTAGGTACTAAGGCTACGCCAAGTGATATCACACCAACTAATGTAAGTAATAAAGCAAATAGTTCAACTGGTTACTTCACATTGCCTTCTGGTACCACTGCTCAACGACCTGCAGGCGGTGCTGGTAAGATTAGACATAACTCACAAACTGGATTAGTTGAATTTTGGGATTCAATAAACAACCTTTGGATCGGTATTGGTGCATTTACTGCAATAGGTGGAACGATCACTGAATCTAATGGTTATTGCTATCATACTTTTACATCGTCTGGTTTTTTTCAAGTTTTATCTGGCACTAAAAGTGCAGAGTACTTGATCGTTGCTGGAGGTGGCGGTGGAGGTGGCGTTGCCAATTTTGGAGGATATCACGCCGGAGGTGGTGGCGGTGGTGCTGGTGGATATATCATTGGGTCATCTACATTTAGTCCCGGAAATAATGCTATTGTTATTGGCGCTGGTGGTACTACATCTAGTTTTGAGCCTACTAATGGTGCAAACTCTTCTGCATTTCTTTTAACAGCAATCGGTGGTGGTAAAGGTTCAACTGGTGGTTCTTCAATAGTTGCTGGTAACGGAGGTTCAGGCGGCGGGGGTGGACGTGATATTAATGCTGCAGGTGTAGGTACTTCTGGTCAGGGAAACAATGGTGGTGCTGGTACACCTGCCAACAGCGGTGCTGGTGGTGGTGGTAAATCTACTTCTGGAAATTCACCTCTTAGTGATAGAGGTGGAAATGGTGGAGCTGGCCTTCAATGGTTGGATAATGCATATTATGCTGGTGGTGGAGCAGGTGGTAATGGTAACATAACAAGTACAACTCAATTTGGGTTAGGTGGCATAGGTGGTGGTGGTAATGGTACTGCCTTTTCTGCATCTACACAAGGTAAGCCTGCTACTGCTAATACCGGAGGTGGTGGCGGAGGTGCTTGTGCTTATGCTGATGCAGTTGGTACATTTGGTGGTGGCGGCGGCTCAGGCATAGTCATAATCAGATACGCAATATAAAGAAAATAATATATGGCACTAAGAAAAGTACAATCAGGCGCTATTGCAGATAATGCAATCACTTCAACTAAAATTGCAAGTGGAGCAGTCACTGCTGCAGATTTAAATAGTGATGTAAGCACTGTCATTAATAATGTTACAGTAGATACAGTTTTTACTGGTGATAGTATCACGTTACCTGCAGGAACAACTGGAGAACGTCCAACATCTCCAACTGGTGGTATGGTAAGATACAACACTGATACCGGCTTAGTTGAACAATACAATAGTGCTGGTTGGCAGGGCATTGACAGTCCACCAACAGTTAGTTCTTATAGCGGAATCATTAACGAAAACACTAACTCTACAATTACAATTGGTGGTACTAATTTTAAACCAGGTTCTGTAGTTTATATTGAAGGCGCTGCAGTTGGTGGTATTCCAAGAGCACTAACTACAACTTATGTATCATCTATATCTTTAACTGCTGTTACAAATGCAGGGTCTGTAAACTATGTTGGCAATGGATCATATGATGTTAAAGTGACAAATCCTTCTGGTCTTTCTGCTACGTTATCTCCAGCTGGAACAGTTGATAGAGATCCTATTTGGTCAACCGGTGCTGGAACTTTAGCAACAATTGCAGATGAATATGGATCTTACTCTCCAATTGCTACAGTAAGTGCGTCTGATCCTGATAGCACTACAATTACATATTCAGTATCATCTGGATCTTTACCAACTAACGTTACGTTGAATACATCTAATGGTCAAATTAGTGGTAATCCAGCAAACGTTAATTCACCTACAACATACACATTTGACATTACTGCTGCATCTAATAGTCAATCAGTTCCAAGAACATTTAGTATTATAGTTAATCCTACATTAGATGGAACATCAGCAGCACGCGCAGCAACTTCAGCAACCGCGCTTAAAACATTAACTGGAACTACAACTGATGGTAAGTATTGGTTAAAACCTACAGGTGGTAGTGGCACAGCTTTTGAAGCTTATTGTATTATGAGTAGAGACGGTGGTGGTTGGGTTAAAGCACTACAGTTTTATAATAACACAGACATGGCAACATCTGCTGCGGTTAATAGTGGAAGCACATGGTGTAATTCAGAAGTGAATTTTGATGGTGGTAAAATTGCAAATGCTGACTGGGCCGCATTAAACACAACTAATTCTTTTTTAGCACGTGTTGGTCATACTGCAAACACTCCATCATTGCATCGTTATTGGAGATATAGAGTTGGTAGTGCAATACAAGGTCATCATCCACGCGCATCACGTTTATGGTTACAACCTTATAACTCAGCTTTAGTTAATGTTGTAACTTATACTAGTGATAACTGTTCTGACAGTGGTACTATTCCAAACGATGGTGAAACGTTTGCATATGATTTTGGATCACCTACATGGATAGTATCAGCTGGTTGTTATGTTTCTTATGGTGGTGGAACGCGTAATGCTAATATTTCTGTTCAATATAGTGATGATAACGTTAATTGGACTACATATTATACTGCAGCAATGCTTGCTTCTAGTTGTGGACAAATTGCAGCATCAAGTACTTCAATTGCATTTGGTGATAACCTATTCTGTTCAGGACAAGGCACTGCTAAATTAGTTTATAGTGGCACATTACCTACGTATGGTACAGACTTAGATCCAACTTCAAATTATTCTTGGTATTTAGACACAACGTCTAATGGTAGTTATGAATACCAAGCAGCAATGACGCCTGATGCGCAAGCACGTTGCAACCACACAACAAACTATTGGATAGGTGATCATAACTATAATGGTTCCTATGTTGGTTCAACACCTCCAGCAAATAGTATTCCAATATGTTGGACAACTGGTACTAATAGACTAGTAACAAACTTACATTGGATGTCTGGACAAACATTCCAAAGTCAAGGAAGTGTAGCATGGGGTGATAGCACTTCATCATGTGCAGCATTGTTTATTAAATGAAAACTGACAAATACGGGTTTTTAAAAGAACTACTAGTTATGAAAGGTGTCTATAAGATTAGATTAGACACTTGTAGATCTTGTGATTCTTTTCAAAAGCATTTAAGAATGTGTAAGGAGTGTGGTTGTTTTATGCCAGCAAAAGCTAGAGCATTAAATTCAACTTGTCCACGTAATAAGTGGTAAAACTCTAATATAAAACTATATAATTAAGAGCGCTTGTAGTTTATCTTCCAGCGCTCTTTTTCTTTTTCAATTTGTTTTTTCCAATTATCACTGTGTTTTTTGCGAACCAATGGATTTAACTTATCTTTTGTTAATCCTCTTATACCATCACAACCAGTTTCTGGTATAAGGTTTGCAAAATTGGTGTTATTAACTATATCCCATAAATTAGAGTAATATAAACCTTTTTCTTTTATTTCATCGTATGATGTTGTTTCATATAATATTTCAGTTAATATGTCTTCACCATGTTCTTTTAAGTGACGAAGCCAATATACGCCTGAACCTAAATAAGTTTGTGGATTTTTAGTCGTTTGACCTAGATACTTAAGACCAGTTTTATTGTGAGTCTTAAGATAAAGATAGATAAACATAGCTGATACTCCTTAATAGTATTAGAGTCCTTGGATATTACAGTATCGCGAAGGACATTTTTATTTATAAAGATCAACCTATATAAATACAGTTATAGAAATAAACTATAGGGCTATTTTTTCATGACTGAACTTGTTCAACTACTTCGTACAATCTTAGCTACGAATTTTACATTATTCTTAAAGACTCAAATGTTTCATTGGAACGTTGAAGGTTCTGACTTCCCGCAATACCACGAATTCTTTGCTGATGCTTATACAGATTTTTATGAGCAGAATGATACTCTTGCTGAGTACATTAGAATTCAAGGTCAATTTGCACCAGGCTCTTTAAGCGTATATTCACAAATCTCTGAAATTAAAGATGAAGAAGGTTTCCCATCAGCCACTGGCATGATGACACAACTTGCTTCTGATAATCAATTGATGATTAGACTATATCAACAATTGTTTGATGTGGCTGAAGAAGCTAAAGAACATGGTGTTTCTGATTACGCTGCACAACGTTTAGATGCACACAAAAAACTAGCATGGATGCTACGTTCAATCCTAAAGGCTTAAGATGGCAATTCCTAACAGCAGACAAACTCTTATTGATT